GGCTTTCTGCGAAGGCGTTAGGCTAGTTGACAGCGGCGCGGTGATCGTGAAGCTTGGAACGTTCTTGCCGTCCGCGTCCAATTCAGGAGGCGCGATGCCGCCAGCCGCAACGCCCTTTTCCAAGGACTTGCGCAAAACAGAAGCGGCCAACTGGATGCCGGGGTCAGTGTATGGCAGTTTGGGCAGATTCTTGAGCAGCGTCACCATATCGGCCTGAATGGTGGATTCCAGCCAATCGCGAAAACGGATGATGTCAATCCATTCGCCAGAAGCGACCTTGCCGCCAGCGGTCTGCGAAATATCCGCCGTGTAGGTCAAAAAGCCGTTAGCGTTCTTGCCCAAAAGCAGCGCTTGCTGCGAATCCGTCAACCCGTCCGCCGTCACGCCAACAAGCGTCTTGAGCACCCACGTTTCGGAACCGGGCTGCAAGGTCGCCATACGGCCCAGCAAGGCCGCATCAAGGTATTGCGTGGCCGCCGCGCCATGATACCAGACCGTGGTGCGATTGTAGCCCAAGGCCTTCACCAGCGCGCCCAGATCAGTCGTGCCGCTCGTGAGCAAGCCCGCCTCATTGCTGGCCGTGCAAAACAGCTTGGTGCGAGGCTCAACCCATGCGGAGGCTGCAAGCTGCGTAGCCTGCACACGCTCCACCATGGCAAGGCCATACCATGCGTTATCATAGGCCGCGATGGCGGTTAGATCATCCGCGACAGCCGTTCCCGATGCGCTAGGCGAAATAGCGCCCCACGACAGGCGCGCGCCAAGGGCGACATTGCCGATGGCGGCTTGGCTGATCCAAACAAGCTGCAAAGTGCTGCCGATAACCGTGGCCGTCACCTTTTTAGCCGCGTCCGCCGTGATTGCAGCCGCAAGGCCGGTCACGATAGATGCCGCCGTAGCGCTAGCCGCCGAGGTGAAGTTGTAAACGGTGCCTGCGACCGTGATCGTATAGGTAGCACTATTCACCACCTCCGACACGTTGATGATGGCCGCCGAAACTTCACGCCGCCCGACCTTCACCCGCTTGGGGCGAGGGCTTTGCGAAAAGAAGGTCGTCACCGCGCCCAGCAACGCCGGGGGCAAGGCGTCAGCGGTTGCAGCGGCCACGCTCTTGTATTCGCGGACACGCTCCGAAAAGGCCATATGCGGCCCCACGATAATCGCGCTTCCAAAATCCGCAGCGCTTACGCCAGCCGAGGCCAGCGTAATGGTGACATTGGCAATATCATCAAGGGACGCCATAAAAAACCTTTCGTAATACCGGCCCCTTATAGGCCATTCCAGCAGATAAAGCTAGGCGCACCGTTCGCAATTGGCACGGGCCTTGCATAGGCAAAAATTATCCATCATCAGAAACCGTGACAGCATCAAAAAAGCCCACGGTGTCAGTGTATTTGACCGCGTATCGCAAAAACACGTCAAGCGAGGCGCGGGCCTCATAGGTGGAACCATCGCGGCGATATGGGGCGTTCGCGACCTTGCCAATGTCGGCAATGATCAAATGCCCCGCCCGCCATGCATCCCGCGATGTGATGCGGTTAAGCACCTCTTGTGCATTCGCCAGCGCATCAAAGGAATCCGGCCCGATGCGCTGAATCTCTAAAACGTCCGTGCGCACCCCGACAAATTCAAGCGCGCCCGCGCCATCCGTAGTCTGCCCAAAACTGTCACCAATAACCGTGCGAGTGGAAAGCCTGATCGTCCAATAAGGCCCATCGGGTCGCGGCGCGTTCTGGTCCGCCCAGATCACCGGCTCCGCTCCTGCTAGGGCCTGCACATTGGCGTATATGGCTACGCGGCGCGCATCCATGCTTAGGCGGCCTTCGTAATGCGGATATACCACCCGTTCACGCGCACCGTTGCGGTGGCGTCCGAGTAAATGCGGAACTCCCCCGGCGCGGCGGCCAGCGCGGTTGAGCCGATATAGAACGCCATATTGTGCACGAGGCTATAAGCGCCCGCCGTCTTAAACAGCGTTTGTGTCCCTTCCAAGGAAAACGCCGACGCGCCGCCGATGCCTAGATCAGCCCGCAGCCGCACAATTTGATTCGCCGTGGTCGTGGTGACAGCCAAGTCTAGCCGCACATCAATCATGGAATTGACAGGGCAGGCGGTTAGATCAAGCTGGCTTGTCGCCGTATTCCAAAGCCGGGCAATCCCCGCTGGCAAGGCAACGCGCCCATTCGCCCCAAGCCCGTCATTGGGCAGGCGCGTCCACGTTGTCGCGGCCACAGAAAGCGCCGCAAGGCTAGTCGCGTAATCGTTGTAGTCCGCAAAGCCGGTGGGCCGGGCGATAGCCTGCAACGCCTCAATTTCAGCCTTGGCCGCAGCGAAGTTAGCCCGCACACTGTTGGTCGTAGGAGCGCCAAAGACGGGCTTGGTGGGGTCAATCGCGCTGGTCATATCATAGCCTTTTGGTAGCGCCAGACAGCCAGTCAGCGGCGGTCGTGAACGCGAAAACTTTAGCGGCTTGGTAGCGGTAGTGGCTCAGCACACCGCTTTGAGCCGCGCTAATGTCGTTCAATTCGTAGCCGAACCCGCCTGAGACGATTATGTCAGGCTGCACACGGTTCGCCTCATCCGTGATAAACAGGGGCGAACCCGTGTAGACCTTCACAAAATCCGACAGCCTGCGACCCTCTGGGACCGCCTGCATATCCTGCCCCAGTTTGATAGGCTGAACGCTGGCCTGCACGGTCAAGACGGACCTAACGCCCGCCACCCATGCGCCGTTGACATATGCGCCCGCCGCCTCACGCAGGACGATATAGGGCTGGCGCAAACTCATGACCTACGCGCCCTAACAGCCGGGTGGATGGCGTTCACCATCGCGCCAGTATCGACTAGCGTTTTCTCCGAACCCCTTTTAGCAGCCACCGTTAAGGGCGATAGGCGGGGCAGGAAGTCGCGGCCCGTGATGGTGTTCTTGATCCTGTCCGCCTGCTTCTGCCCGATGATGGTCAAGGCGTCCCGTGCATCACGCTTGCCGGTTGAAACGGCTTTTCCTTGTGCCGCCATATCGCGGCCAATCTGGCCAGCGTTTTCATCGAAGGCGGTGCGCATGAATGGGCGGCTTGGGATGCGGTCTGTGCCATATTCGTTGTCGGTGGCATATTCAGCAATCGATGCGCCATCGCCGTTCTCGCCTGCATTTTCCAGCACACCGACCACAACCTCTAGGCGTTTGAGCGCGTCTAGTTCGGCCTTAATAGCCTTCCACCCTAGATCATTGTCCTTAAATGCCGCCACGGCACATAATCCCGACTTGCGAGGCTGTTAGCGCCAAATATTGCTGGCCATAGACCGATTGCCCCAGCCACGTATCGGAGGCCGCCATAGCCCCATAGGTGCGTTGCAGATCGCCCTCTTTCTCGCTGGTGACAGACGCATTAGCAAACGCCCCGCTAGAGGCGGTCAACTGCGCCATGGCCAATGAGTGCGCGGCATAGAGCGCCAGCGCCATATTAGCGCGCTCATTGTCAAGGCCAGATGTGCTAATGATATTTCCGGCGAAGGTCAGCCAGCCGCTAACGGTCACATCCGCAACCGCTGCAAACTCGCTGGCCAGAAGCCGGAAATATTCGAGCGCAGTCATTATTCGCCAGTCACTTCCGGTTCGGTCACTGGCTCGCCAGAATCCGCCTTGGCTGGACGGCCACGCTTGGCGGCAGGCGCTTCGACAGGCACCAGCTCGCTAACGTCAATGGCGCTTTCAAACTCGGCTGGAATCTCTTTCGTCTCGCCGGGGATAATCAGCACACCGCCCACGCTATGCAGGCGGGCCGATACGTTTGTCACTTCCATGCATCACCTCTTAGGTTGGCGGGGATGGCTTCCAATCCACCCCCACCAGAACAATCAAATGCCGTCCGCGTAAGCAAAGGCCAGCGGGTAGTAAACGATCACGCCACCGCAGCGGCTCTCCACGTTCACCACAAACTCCAAGCCGATAGCCTGCGGAGGCAGCGGGGTTGGGATCATGGGAACTTCAAACGTGATGTTGTCAGGCAGAACTTGGCCAGCATACATGCGGTCAGCCCCCGCAGCGCCAGCGCCATCCAATTCCAGCACAGGCGCGAAGGTCACGCCGGGATTGTTGCGCTGCAAAAATTCCAGAACAGTCGTGTCCGAACCCGCGCTATTTTGCAGGCCGCTAATATAAGCATATTGCTCAAGTGGCAGCCACACCGCGTTCGCAACGTGGACGCCCTTCGACTGCGACAGCACCTGATTGATAAGCGCTTGCACATCGCGCACGATCTGGGCTGGCGTCTTGGTTGAAAACGTCTTGGTCGAACCAGTGCCATCCGCTGCGATGGTCAGCGCTGGAATGTTGGCGTTCGTGGTCAGACCGGGTAAGCCATGGTCAGCATCACCGAACCATGCGATCTTGTTCATTTTCTGCTCTTGTGCCGTGATTGCAGCCGAGGCGCGGCGCGTTTCCAGATTCGTGCCAGCCATTGCAGCCGAGCGAATTTCCTGCGTGGTGTAGCCGTAAGCGTCACCGATGGTGTGCACCGACACGGTGAACTCTTTACCCTTCACGTCCACACGGGGCAGGTCATTGGCGTAATTCGACACGACCTTAGCCATGCCCACCTGATCATATTGGCGATAGGTGATGGCTTTCGCGCCGGGGCCAGCTTCGCCCGAAATAGGGAAAAGCCGGAAATTGAGAGGCGCGCGCAAAACGTCATACGACTTCGCCTTGACGTATTCCAATTGGCGGGCGAAGAAAACGCTTTCGTTTGCGTCACAGCGCCCGCTGCTCTGAATGGCCATGAGAACGCCTTCATCATAGCGCATGTTGCTGATGCTCATTACTTGATCTCCACAATAGCGAGGCCTGCGCCCGTGGTGGCCGTCATAAACCGCGCCGAAAACTGCGTGAATGCCTCGATGCCAGTCGTAACCGCTTCATCGGTCAGATTGCCGGTCGCAACGTGCAGATTGGCAACAGCGCCCGCAACAACAGCATCATTGGTGTTCACCCAAATGCGCCCCTGCTTAAGCACGTTCACCGCGTCACCAATGGCGAATTGCACAGCGCCCGCGCTGGTCTGTTCACGCGATTGGTCGGCAGCGGCAAAGCCAATCGTGGTAGCGCCAGCCGTGGCCTTCAGGACGCCGACAGCAGCATTCGTGCCGCGCTTCACGGGGAATGCAACGGGGATAATTTCCTCAGCGGAACCAGTGGCGACAACCTTCGGGCCGGTGCCGTCGATCATCCCGGCAAAGGATGGCGCGGAATATTGAGACATGGTGGTCTGGCTCATGACTTAGGCTCCCTTGCCATAAAAGCTTGCGGCATACTTCGACGCGGCGTCCTGCCGGTCGGCTGCGTCAGCGCGAGGTGATGCGGTGGCGGTGCGCTGGGCAATCATGCCAGCGTCAGCGCGGGCGGTCAGCGCCATGTCGAATGCAGCAGCCACATAGTCGTCGCTCTTTCCGGTCAATTCGGCATCAGCGCGCACCGACTTAATGACGGCCTCACGCAATTCGCGGTCGGTCTTGCCTGCGCAGTCGATGCGGAAAGGCTCGGCCTGCTTTTCCAGTTCAGCGCGGGCCTTCACTTCGGCGCGGGCCTGCTCAAGCGCATCGGCGCGAACCTTTTCGGCGCTGGCCACATGTTCGGCCAAGGCGTCACGTTCAGCCGCCACGCGGTCAAGATTGGCTTGGATGCTATCGGCGCGGGTCTTCTCCGCCGCCACTTGCGCGCCCAGTTCCGTGTAAGCGTGGATCACTTCAGGCGCGGCCTGATACTCCAAGCCGCTGTCGAGCCGCAGGCGGCCCATGGTATCAGGCATGTGATTTTCCTCTTCTGCCGTGGTTAAAAATGTCGCCGCGTCCATCCGGCCAAGGTTTAGCCGCGCATTCCCGGCGCGACCGCTCTTGACAATGGCGAGGTGATTGATGCGGGGGTTGCGCTGAATGGCGTCATATTTCTGCCCATTCCATTCGCCGGGGGTTTCCTCTAGATCCACCCGGTAGCCTAGGGACAGCTCCGAAACGCCGCCGTTTTCCGCAAGGTCAATCGCGGCTGCGTCATGGATGATAATGGGGGCGCGCACATTGTCGCCGTCCTGCACACCATCGCCCTTAACCACACCAACGGTCAGCGCCTTGGCATTGGCCGCCGTCACCATGCCACGGTGGCCGATTGTGATGGGCTTTCCCGCCATGCTGGCAAGGCTGTCCGGGTGGAAAATGTCCTCTGGCAAGCGCAATTCGCGGCGTGGGGAACCGTCTGCGTTGTAATACGTCTGGATTCCAGCGCGACCCACAATGGGGGTGTCAACGAGGTAGCCCTCGTCTGTTCGCGTGGCGCGCATCGGCGCTAAATCGTAGCGGATTACTTCCATGGGCCGCATCATACCAAACTGGCACGGTTTTTGCAAGGTGCAAGGAATGTGCCAGTTGGCGCGCTAAAAAATGGCGTCCTCTGGATCATGGCCTGTGTCTATCGGCGGCGGCTCGGCCCCCAGCGCTTTAGCATAGGCGGCTTCGATCCATTGCTGGTTTGGGAAATAGTCGAACGGCAAAACCAAGGCGCGGCAATAAGCTTGTGCCATTGGCTCCCACATTTCGGCATCGTCATCTAGGCCATCGACAATGGGCAATCCATCATCGCTTAGCGAGAACGTATAACGCTCCCCGAATAGGTCAAATTCAAACGCCATGGTTAATCCTTCGCGTTGTGCAAGATGCGCAGCATAAACTTGAGGTAGTCAGGGTCTTGCTCGGCG